GTCATGGATCGTACGAGCGGCACGTTGGTCTCCGTCGTCAGCGACGATCCCCGTTATCGTGGCGGGAACAACGACGCGACGAGGGACGGGAAGCACAACACGCAGCTAGGCATGGTTGCCACGAACATGAACGCCGCGGCTTTCGGCACGGCCGCCCGCAAGAAGGGTGAGGGCTGGGAATCCGGCTGGTTCGTCGCGAACAGCGTCGTCGGTTATCTCTACCGCCTTATCATGGGTACCCGTGATTGCCAGTCCGCGTTGAACCCGGTAAAGGACTCCAATGGCCTATATCAGGGCGGTACCGGTAAGGGAGTTACGGAATGGTCTTGGGATCCTTGGTCGAGCCATAACGGTGGTTATCCGATTATTCCGACGAGCGTAGGGATCGAGTTGGGGGACTCAGTCGGCGTGAGCGACTACGCCGTGAAGGGCTCGGACGGTGGTACCGTCCACCAAGCGCACGTCCCTTGCTTCCTAGGCTTGAAGAACTTCTACGGGCATATCGGTCTGATCGAGCGTGGCTCCTTGATAAACAAGCTGTCCGACGGTAGCGGAGATTATTATGTAGCCCCGTCCCTTTACTCGGCTTTCAACATCAACTCGATCGAGGGCCTGATAAAGGCGGCGAGGGTTCCTAAGAACGATCCCAGTGGCTGGAAATATATCACTGAGTTCAGTATGCAGAACCTATGCTCCGCCCCGACTGTCGCCTCCGGCAGCTCCAGCACCTATTATTGCGACGGTTGGTATAACGACAACGCTATTTCCGGCCTTCGCTGTCCGTTCCGTCGTGGTCATGCGAACAACGGTGCTAATGCCGGCTTAGCGTACCTCAATGGTAACAATGCGGTCTCGAACGCTAACGTGAACTGGTCGTCGCCCCTAACATGCCGAACGAGGATTTTTTATATGAAGTGGAGAAGGGACCTTGTCACTTGACAAAAAAGCGAGGCTAAAGGTATAGTCCCGGTAGGTTTAACCGACGGCTCATGACCCGATGGCAATTGCAGACACTAGACACTATTAGACACTAGAGACACGAATGAGGAGAAAAGGTGGCTTTTCCGGGAATATAGCCCGGAAGGATAATTATTTTAAGGCTTTTGATCATGCCAGCAAGAACAAGCATGGTAAAAAGGCCATAACAAAATTCGAGGCGGACTTGGAAAAGAACCTTTCCGATCTCCTATACTCTTTTGAAAACGGGACGTTCGTAACCTCCCCGTATCGTTTCATGACCGTCCATGAGCCGAAAAAACGTCTTATCGGGATGCTCCCTTTCCCGGATCATGTCCAGCACTGGGCGATGCTCAATGAGGTGGAGGATTATTTTACGAGATCCTTCTCCGCGTATACCTACGGAGGGGTGAAAGGACGCGGTCCCCACGCCTACATGAGGATGATCCGGAAGGTCCTGAGAAAATATCCGGAACGTACCACCGACTATCTCCTGTGCGATATCCACCACTTCTATCCGACCGTCAATCACCCGGTACTGAAAAGCCAGCTCAGGACACGTATCAAGGATAATCATTTATTGCGAAGGCTTGATGAGATCATTGACAGCGTCGAGGGGGATACCGGTATGTTTCCCGGCACGAAGCTGGCGCAGTTCTTCTCGCTTGTCTATCTTTATCTTTTCGATCACGATTTGAAGCGGTGCTTCCATGTCGGGGAATGCCCGGCCTTGGTCGGGTATTATACGAGAAGATATATCGAGGAGAGGATGGCCACCGCCAAGACGGACAAGGACATGGAGGAGTTATCCAAGGGGATCCAATACCTCTCGGACAGGTTCAAGGGATATCTGAACCGTCTGGACTTCTGTTACCGTCTCGCCGATGATGTCCTGATACTGCATGAGGACACCGTATTCTTGCACCTTGTCATCGAGTGGATCGGTCTTTATTACGCTAACGAGCTTAGGATCGGTCTTAACCCGAGATGGAAGATCGGGCACGTGACGGACGGTGTCGATACGGGGGGATACGTGCATTTCCCGGATCATGTCCGTGTCCGGAAACGTAACAAGGTGGCTCTCTGCCGCCAGATAGCGAGACTGAGAAAGAAGGGTTTGCCGGACGAGGAGATAAGGAGGAGGGCCTCTTCCCGTATAGGCTTCATCCAACACGCTGATACGAGTAATCTATTAAATAAATTAGGAATGGAAACACCAAGGAAAAGACTGGGACAGGTGATAAGGAATAAAAAAAGTCCGTGGGAGGATCTCCCGGCCGACCGGAAAATGAGATTCGAGGATATACTTTATGATACCCGGATACCGGAGGATAAACGAGGGCCGGAGGATGATAAACTCATAGAGTTGATTGATTATAAAATCGAGGATAGCAAGATCGAGAGAAACGAGGACGGCACGCCAAAGAAGTGCCTCGCCATACGTTTCCGATGGAAAGGCGAGGAGCGTTACGCTTTCACCGGTTCCGCCGTCTTGATCGACCAGGCGCTCACGGACTTCTCTCACGAGGACTTGCCGGTGGATACCGTGATAAAGGTGCTCACCAACAAGTTCGGTAAGAAATTTTTCAGGTTCACTTGACCCGTAGGGATCGCTCTTGGCCGATCCTCCCGGGTCGGCTAAAAAACATTTAAATATATGGAGACAAGAGCGATTTACACGGAGAGAAAGACATTCGTAAAATACGATGACAACCATTACCTGTTATACCTGAACGAGGAGGTCCTGGAGAACCACGTTCCGGAGGGTCACGGGGGCGAACCGGAACCGGAGCCCCGCGTGGCTTACGCCTATACCGGCACGTGCGAGGATGGCGGCACGCTGATAGAGGCTGCGGATGCCACGTACGAGCGGTTCGTGTCCGGGCTCGTACGTGCGAGATATTCCGCTGACAGGGTGGAGGCGATCACCCTCAATAAATTAGGTTCGGATACGGCAAGGATGGCCGAGTTCGAGGCGGAGTTCGCGGAGCTGGAGCGTTACAGAAGCGATTGTAAGACGAGGGTGCGTGCCTTGCTGGGTATACCCGAAAGCGTCTCGAACACCCTTTAAATACCGTTCGAGATGCGTATCTATGATAAGACGGGCGAGGTATTGCTTGACATCCCGGTGGACGATGACAGCTATCGTTACCGGGCGATAGCGCAAGCGAAGAAGGTGGAGCTGCGTTACTCCCTAGTGGATCACGTGGAGCTGCCCACCGGGGCGTATATCGAGTATCAGGGGGAAAGGTACACGCTGTGGTACCCTTCGGATTTCAAGAAGGAGGGCACGAGGGTCTTCGACTATACCGTCACCTTCGGCGGCAACGAGGAGATCCTGAAAAAATATAAGTACAAGCTGTTGTCTGACAAGCCGTACAAGCTCAAGTTCGTCATGACGGCCACGCCGGGGATGTTCATGGAGCTGCTGGTGGATAACCTCAATCTCTATGATTCCGGCTGGACGGTCGGCACGGTGATCGAGGCCCCGGAGAAACTGTTGTCGTTCAACCATGAGAAATGCTGGGCTGTATTGGGGCGTTTGGCCGAGGAGTTCGACACGGAGTTCGAGATCGTGGGCAAAACTATCAACCTCCGCAAGGTGGAGTATTACAAGGACGCTCCTCTAAAGCTATCCTACGGAAAAGGTAACGGATTCCTTCCCGGTGTAGGTCGTGCGAACCAAGGCGACAACCTCCCCGTTGAGATCCTTTACGTGCAAGGCGGCGAGCGGAATATCGATTACTCGGTCTACGGTAGCCAGACATTGTTGCTTCCCAAGTCACAGGAGCTTTCCTACCAAGGCAGACGGTACAAGACCGACAAGGACGGGATGTATGTCACTCGTGCGGACAGGCCCCTTTCCTCTTATAACGAGGACAGCTACGACGCCAGCGACATCTATCCTTCCCGTGTCGGCACGGTGAGCGAGACCGATACGGAGCCGGGCAAGGACACGGACGGGAACGATGTCACGTTCTACAACTTCTATGACTCATCGGTCCCCGCCAACCTCAATTTCGAGGATTGCCTGATCGCCGGCCAGACCATGACGGTTATTTTCCAGACTGGCCGTCTGGCGGGCCGTGAGTTCGACGTAAAGTACGTACATGACGGTCGTAAGTTCGAGATCGTCTCGTCCGAGCAGGATGGCATGACGCTGCCGAACGCCTCCCTGTATCCGGAGGTCGGCGACAAGTACGCCGTTTTCAACATATCCCTTCCCGCCGCCTACGTATGCGACAACGCCACCAAGACCGGGGCGAGCTGGGACATGTTCCGGGAGGCGGTACGCTACCTTTACGAGCGTGAGGAGCGGCAATTCACGTTCAGCGGAGAGCTGGACGGCATATGGGCCAAGAAGAATTGGCTGGCGATCGGCGCCAAGCTGGTCCCCGGCGGTTATGTCGATTTCAGCGACCCGCAATTCCAGCCGGACGGCATCCCGATCCGGATCACCCGGGGGAGGGGTTACAACAACAAGGCCCC